AAGGCTGCAGCCAAGGCGAAGGGTCAGCAGATGACTCAAAATGCGATCAAATTCGGTACCGCTAAGTTGAACTCAGCACAAGCGAACGCCGCGAAAAAGATGGGTGCCATGGCTGTAGGTGTACAGGCTGGTGCCCCAGTGATGGTAGGTCCACGTGGTGGAAACTTCAGAATGAACGCTCGGGGTCAGCGTCTTCCTATGCTTGCTTAATTAGGTAGCACAAATTGAAAACCCTTTAAATTTTGAGGCTCGTAAACAACGAGCTGATACAACTTCCAAGTACAACCAAACATCCTATTCAAGAAATACACGCTATTGAGTTCAGCAATAGCATGACCCGAATTCCTTGCATAGAGACCATTTGTGACGTCATCCTTAATCGGATTTTTATCGGAATTATAGACCGTAGCCTTAATATTGTCATTCATATCAGTATCAACCTTCACCCTAAACTTTGGTTCACGTTCAGCTGACATTTTTAGGTTCGAATTAAACATTGGAATCAGTTCCTCCTTACTCATGGGTTTGCCGAAGATAGTTACACTTTGTTCGACTACAGAATCAATTATCATGTCTTCAATCGTTCTTACCGAATCGTAAAACTTCTTCATGTAACTCTCATCTTCATCATACCCTTTGACGGCGAAATCGATATTGTACTTTGTCTGCCCGACTTCCGGTGTAAAACCAGAAACACCGAAGGGCATATACATACGCGGAAATTGCATACGAAATGGTGTCCCTTGTTTTGTAGTGACTACGATTTTTCGGTTATTAAATTCATTGATTTGAATATTGTTAATTACGTTGTCCATGGCTTTCTATTCCTTTTACAATTATAAACTTTAAGCCGAGCACGCCACACAATCTGGTTCCAAACTAAACTGGATTGGTCGAGCTTTGGCCTTACTTCTCAAATAATACATACCAGTCTTAAGACCAGATTTCCATGCGTACATATGCATTGAAGAAAGCTTTGACATAGTTGGACTCTCTATGAAAAGATTCATAGATTGAGATTGATCGATAAAGTGACCCCTGTCTGCTGCCATGTCAATAATGCATTTCTGACTGATCTCCCAAACAGTTTTGTATAGAATCTTAATATCATCAGGGATGTCTACAATATTCTGAATTGATCCACCAGCTTTAACCATCAGGTCCTTCATCTCCTTAGACCACAAACCACGTTTCTTGAGATCATTGACAAGATGGTTATTTACTACCACGAATTCACCTGCGATGGTTCGTCGTAAATAGATGTTAGTCGTGTAAGGTTCAAAACACTCGTTATTACCCAAAATTTGAGCTGTAGAGGCGGTAGGCATGGGAGCCAGAAGAAGACTGTTACGAAGACCCTTTGTTTTTACGCGTTCACGCATTGCATCCCAATCATATCGCCCACTGAACTTCGTTTCACCTTCCCACATGTCCGGTTGAAGGATACCCTCGGATGCAGGAGAACCATTAAATGTTTCATACGAACCATCAATTTCAGCTAGTTCCGAACTGGATTCTAGGGCAGCGTGATAAATTGTCTCAAAGATGTGAGCATTCATCAATCGTGACTCTTCACAATCAAACGGGAGGCCACACAATATGAATACGTCCGCAAGTCCCTGTACCCCTAGACCGATAGGTCTATGTCTCATATTGGAACGTTTTGCTGTTTCAACGGGATAGAAGTTTCTATCAATTACACGGTTGAGATTCTTTGTAACAATTTTAGTTACTTCATGAAGTTTTTCGTAATCAAATTTCTTCGTCTCCTTGTTTACATATTTGGGTAATGCGATAGACGCCAGATTACAAACCGCTGTTTCGTCCTTGTTTGTGTACTCAATAATTTCAGTACACAGGTTAGAACTCTTGATGACACCCAAATTCTTTTGGTTACTCTTAGAGTTACATGCATCTTTGTAAAGCATATACGGTGTACCCGTCTCAGTTTGAGACTTGAGAATCGCTTTCCATACATCTGCCGCGGGGACGGTAACATTCGCGAGTCCTTCCTCTTCGTATTTGGTGTAGAGATCTTCGAATTCTTTACCATAGACATCTGATAGACCCTTTGCCTTGTTAGGGCAAAACAGGGACCATTTACCACCTTCTTCGACCCGTTTCATGAACAGATCAGGAATCCACATAGCCGAGAAAAGGTCACGGCAACGAGCTTCTTCATCACCTTGGTTAAGACGGAGTTCGAGGAAATCCATGATATCTGCATGCCATGGTTCAATATACACAGCGATAGATCCTTTGCGACGACCAGCCTGGTTCACATAACGAGCTGTGGCATTGAATACACGAAGCATTGGGATAATACCATCCGATTGACCGTTTGTACCCTGAATACGAGACTTATTGGAACGGATATCGTGGATATGCATACCGATTCCACCCGCCCATTTGCTAATCTGGGCGCACTCTGTTAGTGTTCCATAGATGCCATCAATGGAATCTTCCTTGTTTGCAATCAAAAAACAAGAGGACATTTGTGGACGTGGTGTTCCAGCATTAAATAAGGTAGGTGTAGCATGGATGAAAAGACCTTGGGACATTTTATCATAGGTTTCCAAAACAGAGGGGACATCTTTACCGTGAATACCAATAGCTACCCGCATAAACAAGTATTGGGGTGTTTCTACCAACCTCCCATCAACGCGCTGAAGATATCCCTTCTCGAGTGTTTTTATACCAAAATAACCAAAATCAAAATCCCGATCAGTATTGATATCATCCTTTACTTTAAAAGCGACATCTGATACTTCTTCGGTAATAATACCGGCTTTTAGAAGCTTTCTCATCGCGAGATGAAAGTTATTGGGACATACCTTCTGAATGTTACTCGCAACAATACGGGTGGCGAGGATTTCGTAGTCCGGATCAGATGTGATCATTCCGATACAAATCTCTGCAGAGAGAGTATCAATTTCTTGGGCGGTAATTTGGTCGTACATGGAAGAGAATACCTGTTGAGCAACCTTGCTAGAGTCGCAGTTCTCAGAAAGTCCATACGTTAAATTCTTGATCCTATTGGTGACATTATCAAATTTCATATCCTCAATACGACCTGAGCGTTTAATCACCCTCATATACTTTCTTTTCCAATTTTATTTTTAACTTACTTCTTCAAATTTAAGTCGGCACTTCGAACTGTGGCTGTTCCAAGTGTTTCCATCCGGCGGTCGGGCTGGAGGAGATAGGTATTCACGTAGAATGGTCCATCCTCACCAGCCTTGGTGACTGGGGCGTACGACCCAACGAAACAGGAGGGGGCGCTGCATGAAATTGTATCAACCGAGTTGGGACCATTGGCATAAGCTTCATTAAAGTCCGAGTAGTTCATCATTTAATATTTACATAGTTTTTTTTTCCAGGTGTATATTAAATGAGTAATCTCCACCTGAATTCTGTCAAACAGTGTGAGACTCCATTGAATTCACTCTTCTTTTCTGAATTTAACAAAAATATTCTTCAGCGTGGAATTCGTCAGGCGTTTAAGGATCGTACTGGTATATCGATTGATTACCAGAATCCTGATGATTTGTACGGAATCATGCGCGTAGTATTCATCAACAATTCCGGTAACCACCATAAGGCGGTCAACACACAGGTAAAGGCTATGAACGCTCGTGTTATCGAGACTGCTTTATCCCAAATTCAGACGGGTGTTTCTCAATACATTGCGTATGTGAGTGAAATTGACACAACAAGGAATATCATGGATAAACCCGTAAATACGAGTACGGTTGGAAAGAAGTTGCCATACAACAATAAAATTGGGTTGTAAATTAACTATATTAAAGTTACAATCACCCTCTTGGATAAGTATGAGTCTGAACTATTACAAGAATGAAACGGAAAAGGTGTGTAAATCAAAGGGGTGGGATAGAGCACCAATAGACACTGTATGGCTTCTCCTGTCTGAAGAAGTAGGTGAACTTGCATCGGCTATCAGACAGTATAAGAAAATGTATAAGAAAACAAATTTGAAGAAGGATCGAGGTACAGATGTGATGATGGAGATGGGGGATGTATTTAGTTATTTGTTTCAACTCGCGCATATGTTAAATGTTGATCTCGATCAGATGTGGCAAGTACATCGATTCAAAATGAACGATAAGAAATATAATCTGAACTAATAGTAATTATGAGTAAGTTTATGCTCAGTGACGATGATTCTATAAATGATGTCAATCCATTTGTCAAACACGATTTTTCCCTTCCAGGAAGTGTGGGACAGACAGCTGCTTTTGATAATTTTACGAAATCCTCTACAGGAGGGGGTAATTTTGACACGGATGAGAGTGTATACTGTAGTTTCGGGTTGTGTGAAACTCAAGAAAAACCAACGACTGTATTCAGTGCTATTCATCCCCGAAGGAATATTGACACCGGTTTTACATGTGATTCATCTGAAAAGGTTAAAGTTGGTGTTGCGAAGGAAGAGAAAATTCCATATTTTGGTATGTTTCTAGGTGTTGTTTTTATAAGTCTTGTTGTATCATACGCAAGACAGTAAAAAAATATTCAAGCCTATCTAATTTAATACAACCCTCAATACAATGAGGTAATTGTTTCTTACAAAACTTAATAATAAACTCTCTCTGCCAAGCACTTTTCATATTAATAATGGGTGGCTGGAAGCTGGGATCTAGAATTTTACTTGCATGTGCGAGACGAACGTATGTCTTAACGGTCTGCTTAGATGATAGAATGACGTCAAGAGCCAATTCAGCCATTCGCTGTCTAACCTCGATAGTCTTAGAAACCATAATATCTAGGAATTTTAGGTAAGGAATCGAGTGTTTCTTTGCTTCAAAAACAGTCCAATCCGCCAGGGGTTCGGTATTCATGTAGTCAGTGAATGTCTGGTAGCCTTGTCCACGAACGTACATATCGTAGACGATTTCCACGTAAGTGAGATCCGATTCAACATCATGTACGACTTTTGCATATTTAAAGAAGGCAGACATCTAGCGATATAAAGGATTTATTCTTTAAACACCTAAGTTGCATCACACCGTCTTATATTGTATGGCCCAAAATGTACTCTACTATTGCAAACAACTCATTCTCCTATCTTCTTAGTATTAACGAGTTTAGGAATGAATTACCCGAAGATATAAGACCTTCATGGATAAAAATTACAACCATTACGATGGTTTCCAACTTTCTTCAAAACATTGACATCAAACGCCTTCGAGCTATTTTTGAAGACATTGGCATATACAGGATGAAGCGCGCTGGTTCAAATACCAGTGGTTTTGAATGGAAATTGAAACCTACAACTTTTTACAATCAAGTTACATTGACTTACCACGACACTTACAGTACTAAATCTGTAAAAGTCTTCCCAAATGGTAGTATTCAAGTCGCTGGGTGTTGTGATCTCTTTGATTGCAAACGCATTATTACCCAACTTATTCATATTTTCAAGGTTTTTCTTGATATGGATGTTAAAGTAACTAGTGACACTTTCAGGGTTGTGATGATCAATTCAAACTTCAGTCTCAACTATAACATCAACCTTATGAAAGTTTCAGACTGGTTTGAGCGATACAATGATATCTTCAAAGTATCGTTTGAACCCGACAGATATTCAGCAGTGAAGATCAAGTTTAAACCGGCACATGAGATGAAAGAAATCACTTGCAGTATCTTCAGTACCGGTAAAATCATCATCACAGGGGCGGAAACACTGAAAGAAATTGCATTTGCTTATAACATTATTAACCAACACATCAATGAAAATCCTTCTATTCGGGTATCCCGTACAGAAGACACTGATGTATTCGATATTTTCCTTGGATACAGATGTGATCCATTTGTAAAACACTTGAAAGAAAATGGATTTCAATCTTGGATAAAAACGATTACGAACAGACAAATTAATTTCTAATTTTATAGTAATAAAGATGTCGCAACGACTTGGTATGGCCGATGGACGTTGTTTCACAATCAATACGTCAGCGCAATTATTCAACAACTATGTGATGAAGCAGAATGGTATCAGTTTTGAAGATAACTATTCTTACAGGCAATTGCTCCAGAAGCAGGGACCCCAGCTCATGTCAAAGGTTCAAGAGGAACAGGGAAGAGAAAATTGTAAAAATTGTGACAAACCTTTGGTTGTTGCAGCCGATATTTACTAACTGAGCTAAATTCCAAAAAAAACTTTACACCCATATTCTAGAATGTCTACGTGTTCTATATGTCTAAATGAAGTCAGGTCAACGAGGATTAATCCCCCGATCCGATGTGGACATATATTTCATACCCATTGTCTAGAAAAATGGAAAGCACAAGGTAAGTACACGTGTCCCACCTGTAGAAAGGTATTTGACGTCTCACAGTTCAAAGTTGATGTTACTATACATAACAATTATACACAAGTTTCTAACATTGTTTCTTTGAACGAAGAATCAATCCTAGATGTACTAGATATGTTTGATATATCATTTGAAGCACAAAACACATTAGATTTAAACAGTATTCTATCAGATCTTGGGATATCCCTTTCCGACTTTGACCCCACTATCCTTGACGCAGAATGAACTGCAGTACTGGTCATAGTTTAACTCTTTATACTTTCTAGAAGCGGTTCGAGGATCCTTGATTGCCTTCCCATTCGCATCCCCTAGTAGTGGGCCAGTAGCCCAGCCACGCTTGTGACTAAAGACGTTAGCTTTGAATACAATACGCTTTCCAACTATGAATCTACCACCATTTTTAACTCTAGATTCCGGGATCTTAAAAAACGAAGCAACGGACTTAATCGTATCACCAGTTTTAATTTTATATTCAATGACGCCATGTTGCTTGTAAAAGTGAAAATCACCTTGTCGAATATAACCCGTACCTCGCCCAGAAGAAACAAACATCATCATTTTAAAGTACCCCTTTTTACACTTCTTG